GTATATTTCCTTCCTCTATAGATTTATAATCTTTTCTTTGAGATTCGGATATATTATTACCATTTAAGGGATTTGGGTAAGCATTATGGTGAGGGTGATTCCATAATGATATTAAAGTTAAATAATAATATGTTTCATTATCAGTTAAATTGTTGAGGGAATCGGTATCAGGTAACCTTACTAAGAATACAATTTCGTTTTTTAATGGAAAAGTTTTAATATTTGCTAATAAAGGTTTAGCTATTTTACTAGTAATCTGTTCTCCTTCGGGAAAATTAACCAATTCATACTTTATAATACCAATCCCATTCCACTCACCTAAACTTACAAAATCAGGGTGGGTTTCATCTAAAATAACATCAATTACTCTAGCAGGAATTAATTTATTAGCTAAATCCTCAATTCTTCTATTTATATTAGCTAAAGAAGAATCCGGAGAATAAGATTGATTTTGTCCTGCAAAGCCAAATTTACTTCCTATCATTTTTTGTCCTTATCAGAATTAATTTTTTCTAATTCTTCCATTAATTGTTGTTTTTCCTCTTCGGTAATCCCCAGCGATTCTTCACCACTACTGCTATTTAACGCACGCTGTATAATAGTGGCCATTTTAATTAATTGTTCGTCGTTTTTAACGCCAATTTCTAAATATTCTTTAATGAGTGGAACAATTAAGGTAGCATCCCCTATATCACTAATAAGAGGTTTTAATTCAGCAATTAATCCTGATATTTGTTTTTCTTTGCGTTTTTGGTTGTCATATATTTCGCTTAAAATATCCGAAAATTTCTTTTTACCAAATACTACATTATCTAAGGATCCCATAATTTTTGTTATAAATATAGATATAAAAAAAACTTAAAATTTAGCATATCCGTTTTCAAGATAAAAAACATAATTAATTTTAAAAATATCGTATAATTGATTAGATATTTTAGTTATTTTAGGAGTTTTTACATCTATTATTTCTCTGATATAGATATAAAGGGCTTTTTTATTAAAAATTTCTAAATTTTCTCTATTTCTAAAAATTTCAAGTATTGCATCTGCTACCTGGGCATCATTCTTTTTGGGAAATAATTCAAATATGTTTTGGGTGCAATGTTCAACATATAAATCCAAATATTTATCTAGTTCGTTTTTGGAATTGTCTTCCATAGTATAGAAATGAGAAGTACCTTCTTTGTCTAATTCACCAATTTCCGTTTTATTTACTTTTTTATTATAATTTTTAGTATTATATAGTATAAGCCATCTTTTAACAATAGTCCCAAAATATGAATATGCTTTAGCTCCTCTGGATGGATCAAATAGATGAATTTTAGATAATAAGAAGGTAATTATTTCATGTTGTAAATGTTCTAATTCCTCTACTTCAGTATGGTAAAATTTAAAAGTATGGATTATATTTTGAGTTAATTTAAAAAAGGCATAGTGGATATGTCTCTCATATATCCTACTTCTCTCTTCAAAATCTTTTGAATTATTATATAATACAATATAATCTTCAGTTTCTTGAGTAAAATAATTCTTACTTTTTTTATTTCGTTTTTTTATCATAAAAATTTAGTTTTTGTACTGAGAGAGGATGTTTTGGATTTTCTTAAGTTCGTTGAAAAACCAACCAATTTCGTCATCAGATTTAAAAATTTCTTTTTCGTCTATCTCCTTTATTTTCTTTTCAGAATTTTTAATTATTTCTGAAATTAATGAAATATATTTTTGTTGAGAGACAATTATATCTTCTGCTTTTTCGTTTTTGACCAGAAGATTAATGGTCGTGTATCCTAAGATCACGACCATTATTCCTAAAATTATTATAGTTTCTATCATATTATAAATCGTCTAACATATTTTTTAAACCTACGCTAGACAAACTGCCTAGAGCTTTGGTTTTTACATTAGTTTTATTATTCAATGTAAAACTTTTTTTTGGCTCCTCCAAATTATTTTGTTTTTTCTCTTTAAATTTAGGCAACCATTCTTTTTCAAATTCCACTCTTGCAGCTAATAAATCTGCCTGATGTAAAATATAGGGTAAACAAGTTCTAGGCTTTTGTTCGGGCATAAAGTTTAATAAGTACTTTTTATTTCCTTCATCATATAACCCATCATGTGTCTGAATAGCTACCATCTCATTAAAGGTATACTGAATACCATGAGATTGGAGTAGAAATAATCCTCTATCAGGAACGGAGGAAAATGGGAGTTGATTGTTAAACATGTAATCTTCTCCTAATTTATCTTTTCTCCATTGATCAGTCTGGGGGATATACGACTCATGATTCGCATCACCCATTTTGCCGAGGTCATGATTAATAGCGGAAAATACCAACTCTTCTACCGTAAAAATTGACATATCTGCATCGAACTCATCCCATACTGAGTGTAACTTAATAGCGGCTTGTACTACTCTATTAACATGTTCTACATATCCTCCAGGAAAAGCATTATGGTATTCTTTTTTATGAGCGGCAGGCATCAATACCAACCTATCTTCATATCTTTTATAGAATTCTAATAATTTTTCTTTTCTAGGAGAAGAAATATATAGATCAATATTCTTCAAAAATTCGTTCCAATTATGTTGGATTTGTTCAGCTGTTAATTTCATAACCATTTATATTAATTTAAAATCTATTTACTTCGTTAGGTGACATAGGTTCTGCCTCTATCATACTTTTTAAATCTTCAATTACTTCCAATCCCTTTTCTATATTTTGAATATAAACTTCTACAGGTTCTTGTGTTTTAACAATACGTTGTAGATTGATTAAAGTAGATTCAAGATATTCTACTTTTTTCTGCATTAAGCTTCGATTTCTCATTTTTATTTTATTTATTTATATTTCCTACCCCCCGGGTTCCATTCCCTCTTCTTCCCTTCTCCTCTCTTTCTCTCATTTCTTTAAATCCCGTGATATAAAGTTAATTAAGAGAGATGGGGGAGTCAAGTTATCTGTAAAGACTCTTCAACAAGTTTTTTGATTTTAAATAAGTGGCTACATTTTTCGTATTCTTCTTTTTCTTCAAAAAAAGATATAGACGTATTTATATTTAATATTAAACCCTCAAAATCATGACATTTTAAAGCATCAATATGTTGTGTATTTTCTACATCAATATCTTTAATATAAAAAAATGCTCTATTAAATGTTATAAATCTAGAAGAAGAATCTATGTAATCTTTATCATAATTCAAATCCGCACTATCAAGAAACTTTTTAAATTTTATATTAAATATAGTATTATTTCTAATAATTTTATTAAACATTCCTATTTTAACATAAGGATTATCCATAAAGTTTTCATAAACTTCTATGGTATCCTCATTTTGAAATAAACTAAATATATTATCTTTAGGAATCATTTAAAAGATTGTCATATTTGCAATCATAAATACGTTAGGTGTATTTTTTCCCGATTAATGTAATAATATTTTTAGCTTCCTCCAAATCTACCTGGAAGAATTCTCTTTGATTGCTTATTCTATATTCTTTTAAAGCCATATGTACTTCATTTTCCATTAAATTCCCATCAAAACATCTAAAAGCCCATTCTACTTTAAAAGGTACTACTACACCCGTAGAAGATGAAATTTGTTTTGCTCTTAACTCTGGAGATAAATTAGTATATCCTATTTTCAAAGCATCAGGAATGGTAGGGTTAGAGAGAATGTAGATCCATTGGTTACCTTCTCCTCTATTAATATAGATATCATTTCTTTTAGATAAATAATAAGTAACTTTTTCCCATCCTTTACTAGCCATTTCAGAATTAGGGTGCGAACTTATAGTATAATATGAAGCTCTATGAATATTCCTATTTACAGTATCATCATCCAACGGGATATATTTTTCGGCTTGTTCAAGAGTAATTTTTTTCATAAAATTTAAATAGAGGGGGGTTTAACCCCCCTTCTTTTTAATTAGCATACTCTAAAGCCTTAGAAAACATCTTTTTGTTCAACTCCAAATCTTGTTGGAAGTTCTTGATTTTTCTAGCACTTCTAGATTTACCTTTAAGTGTTTGGTAATCGAAATTTCCTTCAAGAATATTTTCTTGAATTCGATTAAACACTTTCCACAAATCAGTTCCCATATCTTGGTTTCTTTGAGGAGTTAAAATAGCTTCAATAGCATTAATATCGTATGTATTTTTGCTATTTTCAACTCTTAGATCCAACAAATCTTTAGCTAAGGATACAAATTG